TGCATTATTTTTAATTGCTTATTTCACATATCCCGATAAGAAATATGCTTTAGAATACATTGAAAAAAGAATGAATGATATTCAAATGCAAACAGATATTTTAACTGATAAAGAAAAACAATTAGAAAAATTAGCCACCGATAAAGAGTGGGAAGAGGTCGACAATGACAACAACAAATAGTTTTGCAAGACAACCAACAAGTTTAGATTATGCGTCACCAACGCAATTTAAATTTCAAATTACAAAACTGCCAAAGGTAGAATACTTTTGTACAGCGGTAAATTTGCCATCTGTTTCAATTAGTGAGGTAAAACAACCAACTCCTTTTGTAGATGTTCCTTTACCTGGAACTACATTGTCTTATGGTACTTTAAATATGACATTTATGGTAGATGAAAATTTAGAAAACTTACAAGAAATACATGGTTGGTTAAGAGGTTTAGGTTTTCCTGAAAGTTATACAGAATATACTGGTGGTTTAGACGCAGGTGCTGATAGAGCACCATCAAGTAATGGTTCTGTATCAAGTGAACCAGGCAGAGTAAAGTTTGGTGCGCCTAGTCAGGCTGCTTACTTTTCAGACGCAACACTAGTGGTTTTGACAAGTAAAAATAACCCTATCAAAGAAGTAAGATTTAGAGATGTATATCCAACAAGTATTGGTGAATTGCAATATGACCAACAGGCGACAGATGTACAATATCTAACAGCAACCGTAGCTTTTAATTATAGAGGTTACGATTTTGCTACCGTTGGCGCTTCGTCAACAACTATTACAAATTCTTAATAAACCTTTACTTTTTTAAGTTTTTGTGATATAATGATATGAAATATTAATAATGGAAAAATTATGGATTTAGAACAACTACAAGAACAGGTTGATAAAGACCTGAAGATAAACGAAACTGAACTAGATTTAGAATCCCTAAAAACACCACAATTACATAACAAGTATATGAAACATTATACAAAGTTTAAATTGATGTTGACAAAAGCGGAAACGGATTATAGACAGTTAAAAAGACACAAATGGGAATATTATACTGGCAAATCAGACGCCTCTGTATATGCAGAAAAACCATTTGATTTAAAGATATTAAGAACAGATGTCGATAAGTATATAGAATCAGACGAAGAACTTATCAGGTCAAAACAAAAATGTGAGTACCTTACAACTGTTGTTGATTACCTAGATAGAACAATCCGACAAATAACTAATAGAACATTCACTATAAAGAACGCTATTGATTGGCGAAGATTTACAAGTGGCGCTGTGTAATGGCCGTAGTTAAGTATATAGTTTTAGAAAAGAAAAACGAAGTCTATCTTTCTATTGAAGCAGAGGCTGGTATTCGTAGAGATTTATCAGAATACTTTACATTTGAAGTACCAGGCTTTAAGTTTATGCCTCAATATAGAAACAGAGTATGGGACGGAAAAATAAGATTATATTCTTATCAGACAGGTCAAATATATGCAGGATTATATCCTTATATTATTAAGTGGTGTAAAGATAATAATATTGAGGTTGTAGATGGTAGTAAAATAAAAGATGTAACTGTAGATGAACAGGCAGTTGACGGTTTTATAAAAGCATTAAAGATACCTTTTAGTGTTAGAGATTATCAACGAGAGGCATTTATTCATGCAATTAAAAAAAGTAGATGTTTATTGTTGTCGCCCACAGCTAGTGGTAAATCACTTATTGTTTATTTAATTGCTAGATTTAATTTAATTAGACTAAAAAATAAAAAACAAAACAAGGTGTTAATTATTGTACCCACAACATCATTGGTAGAACAATTAACAAAAGATTTTAAGGATTATGGTTGGAATAGTGAAACAAATGTACACAAGATATATCAAGGCCATGATAAGGAAACAAATAAAAGAGTTATAATATCTACATGGCAATCAATTTACAATCTACCAAAAGCGTGGTTTAAACAGTTTGGTACAATAGTAGGTGATGAAGCACACTTATTTAAAGCAGTATCATTGACAAAGATAATGTCAAAACTAGAAGATTGTAAATATAGATATGGTCTAACAGGTACTTTAGATGGTACAAAAACTCATAAATTAGTATTAGAGGGTTTGTTTGGTACAGTAAATAAAGTAATATCAACAGCCGAGTTACAAGAAAAAAAACAACTTGCTGACTTGAAAATTTACGGATTGATATTAGGTTATGATAATGGTAGCAGACAATATGTAAATGGACTTAATTACCAAGAAGAAATGGATTTCTTGGTTGCACATGAAAAAAGAAACAAATTTATAGTAAATCTGGCCGCTAAGTTGACAGGCAATACATTATGTTTATTTCAATATGTAGAAAAACATGGCGCTGGTTTATATGAAGATATAAAAAATAAAGCAGAAAACAAAAAGGTATTTTATGTTTACGGAGGAGTTGAAGCAGAGGACAGAGAACAAATTAGAGAAGTTACCGAAAAGTCAGACAACGCAGTTATCGTGGCTTCGTATGGGACTTTCAGTACAGGCATTAATATACGGAACTTGCATAACATTATTTTTGCTAGTCCTTCTAAATCTAGGATAAGAAACTTGCAAAGTATTGGTCGTGGTTTGAGATTAAAAGATAATAAGTCAAAGGCTACTTTATATGATATTGCAGATGATTTATCCTTTAAGGAGAAAGAGAATTACACTCTAGCTCATTTTAGAGAAAGGATAAATATTTACAATGAGGAAGAGTTTGATTATGAAATACATAATGTGGATTTAAGTAATGGTTAAAGTTATTGATAATTTTTTACCTGAAGAATACCAAGATAAGGTAAGTAAAATGTTAGAAGACGATTACTTTCCTTGGTATTACACATCTAGTATATACAATAAAAAACTAGTTGTGCCAAGGTTTGATAATATAACATATTCGCCAGGCTTATATCATACAGTAAAAGATAGTGAAAAAGGTACAAACTCAAATGATAATGTTTTAGATAGGGTAATGCCTATACTAAATTATTTTGAATTCAATCAAGGAATTACTATTGATAAGGTTTTAAGAATTAGAATAAGAAGAACTTTACAATATCCAGGACATGATGAAACAAAATATAATGTACCTCATGTTGACCTTGGTGGTGTTGCCAATTATAAAACATTAATATATTATCCAGAGGATAGTGATGGTGATACTATATTGTTTGATAGTAAAGAAAGATTTGGCTCTGAAACTCATGTAGAGATTATTCAGAGTATAAAAGGTGAAATAGGAAGATTTGCTCCTAAAAAAGGCAAAGCTTTATACTTCAAAGGTGATACGATACACGCAGGTAATAATCCTATTAATTATCCTGTTAGAACTGTTATTAACTTTGATTTTTTAGTAAAGGAATAATATGTCAACTAATATAAAAATAGTTAAATTAGAAAACGGTGATGATATTGTTTGCTCGTTTCCAAGTGACCAGTTGCCGGAAGAACACGCATTATTAAGAATTACAAAACCATTACAAATTAAATATATTCCACAATTAACACCTGGGGGTTTTAGAGATTATGTGGCTTTAGTAAAGTGGGCGGCTTATACTAGCGACCAAGTTATTACTATTCCAAAACAAAAGATAATGACTATAACAAACGCCACAAACGAAATGCAGAAATCTTATGTAAATATTATTAAAGATTATGGTATATTAGATAAAGTACCTGAAAAAGTACAAAGCGTTGATTTTAAGCGTGAAAGGCTGAGTGATGAACAAAATAAAGAAGTTAATGAAATATTTGATGAATTTGATGATGAAGACCCGACAGTCCATTAATAAAAATAAAAACAAAGTAATTAATAGGTGGCTTAGGAGTATTTCTCTTAACGGCGGACACCGTCCATTATATCCATTTTTTGACAAGAGTCAAGCGTGGATGAAATTATTTTTTAAATTAAATTTATTCAACCTAGCATTGACAAAAACAAAAGGATAGTGTATTATGGCAAGTATGAATAAAAGAACTAAAACAGCAAAAGAACATTATGTAAATAACAAAGAGTTTCTGGCTGCCATGATTGAGTATAAAAAGGCAGTAAATCTAGCTGAAAAGAAGAAGTTAGATAGACCTCCTGTTACAGATTACATTGGTAGTTGTTTCTTAAAGATAGCGAATCATCTATCATATAGACCTAATTTTATTAATTATACTTTTAGAGATGATATGATAAGTGATGGTATAGAGAATTGTTTACAATATTTGAATAACTTTAATCCAGAAAAATCTAATAATCCGTTTGCGTACTTTACACAAATAATATATTATGCTTTTATTAGAAGAATACAGAAAGAAAAAAAACAAACAACCATTAAGCAGAAACTAATAATGGAAGCTAATTATGATGATTTGACATTACAACCTGGAGAAGATAGAGAGTTTAAAAATCAGTTTACAGAATTCTTACAAAAGAATACCGTCATAGACGAACCAGCTAAGAAAGAAAAGAAAACTAAAAAGAAATCAAAATCAACTTTGGAATATTTTATTAATGAAGATAGCGCTACTGAATGATACACACTTTGGCTGCCGTAACGATTCACCTGCTTTTATAGAATACCAAAATAAGTTTTATAATGATGTCTTCTTTCCCTATTTGAAAGAACATGATATTAAGACATTGGTACATCTTGGTGATGTGGTAGATAGAAGAAAGTTTATAAACCATAATACAGCACATAACTTTAAACAAGTTTTTTGGAACAGGCTTGAAGACCTAAATATTGATACACATATCATTATAGGCAATCATGACACTTATTACAAAAATACAAACGAAGTAAATGCTTTACAAAATCTCAACATTAACAAAGGTGCTAAAATCTATACTAGACCTAATACTGTCAACTTTGGTGGTCTTGATATACTTTTCTTGCCTTGGATTTGTGATGATAACTATGATGATAGTTTATATGCTATTGACAATTCTACTACAACCATTGCTATGGGTCATCTCGAAGTTAAAGGCTTTGAAATGCACAAAGGCCACTTCAACGACCACGGATTAGAAAAAACTCAATTTAATAAATTTGAAAAAGTATTATCTGGTCACTTTCACAAAAAGTCAGATGATGGCCGTATCTATTATCTAGGAACACAATACGAAATTACATGGTCAGATTACAAATGTCCTAAAGGTTTTCACATATTTGATACAGATACAAGAGAGTTGGAAAGAGTAACTAACCCATACAGAATGTATAAAAAGATATATTATAATGA